AGATCAGTACCTTATCAAGAACCAGCATTGGTCACCTTTGGAGATAGTTCATGTCTCACTCGAAATCAGAACTACACGAGATATTGCTCGCCAAATACTCCGTCATCGATCGTTTTCATTCCAAGAATACTCTCAACGCTACGCTGATCCTACAAAGGATCTTGGATTTGTTAAGCGAGAAGCCAGACTCCAAGACACTAAGAATAGACAGAACTCTGTAGAACTCAAACAAGAAAGTAGACTTGCAGACGAATGGCAAGCAATGCAAGAATACGCTCTTTACGCAGCAAAAGACGCTTATAACTGGGCAATAGAAAACGTTATTGCTAAAGAACAGGCTCGATCAGTTCTTCCAGAAGGTATGACTGAATCGGTCATGATTATGTCTGGTTCTCTTCGTTCTTGGGTACACTATTGCCAACTTCGTATGGACAAAGCTACTCAGAAGGAACACCGTATCGTTGCTGAGCAGTGCTGGAATATTATTGCAGAGCAATTTCCTGACGTTAAGAAATCAATTGAATATCTTACTCGTAATGCAGAACTTAAAACACAATATGCTCAAGCGATTGAGAAGATTTTTGATAACGGTGGATCAATCAATGATTGCGACATTCCAAGTTATCTTCATGATGAACTACATTCAATTTGGACGGAGAATCGATGATATATGTAATTAAACGCGATGGTTCAAAGGAACCACTTAACATTGAAAAGATTCACAAAGTTGTTGAATGGGCGTGTGAAGGTATCACTGGAGTCTCGGTAAGTGAGATTGAACTTCGTTCACAGATACAGTTCTATGATAAGATTCAAACAAACAACATTCATGAAACGCTGATTAAAGCTTCTGCTGATCTTATCTCAGAAGATACTCCAAATTATCAGTATGTTGCCGGCCGGCTAATCAACTATCATCTTCGTAAGGAAGTATACGGCAAGTATGATCCTTGCTCGCTTGAAGAACAATACGGCTGTGTGATGAATGCTGGATATTATGATAAGGAATTGGGCGAGAAATACCCTTCAGAAGAGTGGACTGAGCTCAATGACTACATTGATCATGATCGTGACAATCTTATCACTTACATTGGCATGGAACAACTCCGCGGTAAGTATCTCGTAAAGAACCGTGTCACTGGTAAAATGTATGAAACACCTCAGATGGCGTTCATGCTTATTGCTATGACACTCTTTAGCAAGTATCCGCAAAATCAACGACTCGCTTGGGTAAAGGAATTTTATGACGCGCTTTCTACATTTGATATCTCACTACCTACTCCAATCATGGCAGGTGTTAGAACACCAATACGTCAATTCTCATCTTGCGTATTGATTGAAACAGATGACTCACTTGACTCTATTAACTCGACTTCGTCAGCGATTGTCAAATATGTTTCACAAAAAGCTGGCATTGGTATTGGTGCTGGCAGGATACGTGGGATCAATTCTCCTATTCGTAATGGTGATGCTGTCCATACTGGTGTTGTTTCCTTTTATAAGCACTTTCAAACTGCAGTAAAGTCTTGCTCTCAGGGTGGAGTTCGTGGTGGTGCTGCAACACTTTATTATCCAATCTGGCATATAGAAGCTGAAGATCTTCTTGTTCTCAAAAATAATAAGGGAACAGAAGAATCTCGTATTCGTCACCTTGACTATGGTGTACAGTTCAATCGTGTTATGTATGAACGATTGATGAGTGGAGGTAACATTACATTGTTTTCTCCACACGATGTGCCAGATCTTTATGACGCTTTCTTTGTTGACTCAGACAAGTTCCGTATTCTTTATGAGAAGTACGAAGCGAATAAAAAGATCCGTAAGAAGACTATTAAAGCGATTGATCTATTCTCTTCGTTTATGCAAGAACGAAAAGATACTGGCCGAATGTATCTTATGAACGTTGATCATTGTAATGATCATGGATCCTTTAAGAAAGAACTTGCTCCAATTCGCATGTCAAATTTGTGCACAGAGATTACGCTCCCGACGAAGCCTCTCGAGCATATCTTTGATGAAAATGGCGAGATCAGTCTATGCACACTCGGCGCGGTCAACATGGGTAAGATTAAAAAGCTGAGTGACTTTGAAAAGCCGTGTACTCTTCTTGTTCATGCTTTAAACGCCTTACTTGATTATCAAAACTATCCAATCATTGCTGCCGAAATTTCAACAAAGAATCGTCGTCCACTTGGCATTGGAGTAATCAATCTTGCTTACTGGTTGGCCAAGAATGGAACAAACTATCAGAATCCTAATCTTAATCTTGTTCATGAGTATATGGAAGCTTTCTCATACTATCTAATTAAAGCTTCAGCTAATATGGCAGAAGATTTTGGAGCATGTCCAAAGTCTAACGAGACATTGTATCATGAAGGTATTCTTCCGATTGATACATACAAAAAGGAAGTCGATGATCTCGTAGCGCCTGAGTATAAGATGCCTTGGGATGAACTTCGCGCTCAATTAAAGCGTACTGGGATTCTTAACTCAACGTTGTTGACACAGTTCCCAGCTGAAACATCTGCTCAAGTTTCAAACTCGACAAACGGAGTTGAACCTCCTCGTTCACTTGTTTCAATTAAAGCTTCGAAGGAAGGAACTCTGAAGCAAGTAGTTCCTGAAATTCATAAGCTCAAAAATAAGTATGACTTGCTTTGGGATCAAAAGTCTCCTATTGGTTATCTTAGCATTATTGCTGTCATGCAAAAGTTCTTTGATCAAGCAATTTCAGTCAACACTTCGTATAATCCAGATTTTTACGAAGGTAATGAAATTCCGATGTCAGAACTGCTTAAGCACTTGCTGTGGTGTTATAAATACGGCATTAAGACGCTGTATTATTTTAATACGGCTGACGGCGCTGGAGAAATTAAGGATGAACAACCTCTGGCTCAAAGTGATGAAATAGATGATGAACACTGTGATAGTTGCACGGTTTAAATCATGACTCTTTACACAAGCTCAGGAGATCTACCTAAACATCTTTATTGTTATGTTGATTCGTCATTCATACGTAAAGATGCTCAAGGATTTGAACCATGTATTTGGTTCGGAATAAGATCACAATCTGGCCAAGCATGGGGTTTACACATTGTACTCGAGTGTGGAGCGATATACCGAAATGTCCCTCCACACTCAATTTCTTTTCGAACTGATTGCGAAAAAACGTGGTCATTAGAAAATTCACAACATTGGGATTGTTACGGTTTACATTTTTCTACGATAGAGTATAATTACCTTAGTGGTCTAAAATGTCAAACCATTCCCGGTTTATTTGGTAGATATTTGTTTACTGCAGTTCCCATTAATGATGGGTTTACTGCAAATCCTGAACAGTCGAAAGAATTTGCTTTCATTGAACTTGATAACGGAAGACTTACAATTCTTCCAACGAATATGTTTAGAATACATGATAAGTCCTTTACTGAAGGACCGTGGCCTAAAGATCTAAAAGTTTCAAATACTATTTGGCGAGCAGAATAGGAGCACAAAGTGTCAGTGTTTAGTTTAAACAATAAGAAATCACATTTAGAACGTACATGCTTTTTTGATGAACCCGTGGATGTTGCTCGCTATGATAAAGTAAGACATCCTATTTTTGAAAAACTAACTCAAAAACAACTCGGGTTTTTCTGGCGTGAGACCGAAGTTGATCTTTCTCGTGATGCGAAGGACTTTAAGGGACTCACAGAACATGAGAAGCACATTTTCACATCTAATCTTAAGCGTCAAATTCTATTGGATTCGGTTCAAGGCCGCGCGCCTCCTATGGCTTTTGGGCCTATCTGTTCGCTACCTGAACTCGAGACCTGGGTCCAAACTTGGACGTTCTTTGAAACGATTCATAGCCGTGCATACACTCACATCATTAGGAACATTTACTCAGATCCGTCGAAAGTATTTGACGAGCTACTTGAACTACAAGAAATTGTAGACTGCGCTCAAAGCATCAGTAAGTATTATGATATGCTAATTGATATGAATACTGTTGCATCTATTACCCCATCGCTTAGAGATGCTTGGACTGGATATAATGAATATCAACACAAGAAAGCGCTTTGGCTTTGTCTAAACGCTGTGAATGCTCTGGAAGGAGTTCGTTTCTATGTAAGCTTTGCATGCTCATGGAACTTTGCAGAGCTTAAGAAAATGGAAGGCAATGCTAAGATTATTAAGTTTATTGCTCGCGATGAAAACGTTCACCTTGCATCGACTCAGCAGCTTCTTAAGATTCTACCAAAAGAGGATCCTGACTTTGCGCAAATTGCTAATGAGACAAGAGATGAGTGCACTCGCATATTTAATGATGTTGTCTTACAAGAAAAAGCATGGGCTCAGTATCTATTCAAAGATGGATCTATGATTGGTTTGAATGAACGACTTCTATGTGATTATGTTGAGTGGATTGCAAACAAAAGAATGACTGCAATCGGACTTGATTCGCCATTCACGGGTGGATCTAATCCACTTCCGTGGACATCTTCTTGGATCGCTGGCTCTGATGTTCAGGTTGCGCCTCAAGAAACACAAATCGTAAGCTACATTGTTGGTGGAGTGAAAAATGATGTTAATGATACTACGTTCAATGGGTTCTCACTGTGAGTAAGAAGCCCGCAATTATCTTGCAACAAGAGATCTTGTCTTCAGAAGTCAAACCTAACGAGATCTGGAAACATTATAAAGGCCAGTATTTTTTAGTAAAACACCTTGCAATCGATTGCAACACTAACGAACTCGTCATCGTGTATGAGAACTTTACTGAGCAAGAGATGGATGGAATTTTATTTACTCGAACACATAGCGAGTGGACAGAAGAAGTTTCTCCAGGATTAAAGCGCTTCACACATTCTTCTATGTCATATATTCAAGAAAACTGATTTACATAATATCACTTATGTGATAAGATAAATATCTCCACTATATAGTGGAGATTTGAATGACCTGGTTATATCGTGGTTCGCTTTTAAATGATGAAGATATCCCGCTTAAAGCAGCTGGATTTGTGTATATGCTCACTTACCTTCCCACAGGTCAGAGGTACGTTGGGCGCAAACTATTGACCAAGAGTCACACACGTCAAAAGAATAAGAAGATAATTCGTTCTAGAGTCGAAAGTGATTGGAGGGATTATTGGTCGTCTTCACCTGACATCAAGTTATTGATCGAAAGTGGAGGTACTGATAATTTTGTGAAAGAAGTCC